CCGCCATATTTGTACCGACAAAGCCCTGATTATTCAGGGCTTTGTCGTTTCTGGGATTCGAGCGGCACCCCTTGTTTTTAGCATGCGTTACAAAACTATTTAGTAACCGTTACAAAACTTTCCAGTTTTCTCCCTCCTCCGGCGTCCTGCCGATCGTTAAAAATCCTTCATGTAACGCGGTGCTACGCTGTCCTCAAAACCAAGAATCGCGATGCCACATCAGACCTGCTTCCCTCCCTGTTGTGTACAAGATCAACGAAAACCAACTCGCCTTGGAGGCCGCCATCCTGGAACTCTCGAACTGGGTTGAGCAACGAAGTTCTGCCGACGTCGCCGACAATGTTCGTGGCGCCTTCCTGCGCGCTCATCAGCGCGCTTGAACACGTCGGCAAGCACCATGACGCTGGTTAGCTGCCTGGCCTTTGGATCTGCCGTGACGGTACTCAGCATATTCCAACATTATTTTTGAATTCCCTCTTGAATATTCGCTTAAAGCCACCAAATAGCCATTATCCCCTAGCGCTATATGCAGCCTAGGATGAACCAAGATCAACAGGAGCTAATGGCATGGCAAAATCATCTCGATTCTTCAGCGTGAGATTGAAGAACGGATTTGATGAGTGGGACTACATTGCTCCAGCTCAAACTAAAGAGCATGCACGCGCTTATTTCATGACGCATGACATCAACCCTGTATCCGCGACTTTTCTGGGCTTTTCAAAGGTCAATGTCTATCCTGACGTCTATGAAGGCCCTATTTTCTACACCACGATCAACGGACAGACACTCAAGTACAAGACCGCTGATGCTGGCTATCTGTATCTGCAAGAGCTGTTCCGCAGTCAATATAATGATGCGGTAGATGATTTATCGGATTGACCGTCTATCACCGACAGGCTTCGTTCACAGCTGCTAGTTGCCGCTCATAGCCGATCCGCCGTCGGCGCTCAGCCAGCAGTGCCCGCACCTTCAGCTCCGCCGGGTCAGCTTGCTTCAGGCTGGCCTCTGCCCAAGGCGGCACCGCGACCTCCTGCGTTTTGCACGGAATCAGCACAGGCACCTCCACCCGCACAGTGCGCACCTCGGGCTCACGGCCCCCCCCCGCCAGCAACACCCCCAGTCCCATCAGCAGCAACCTCATCTCCCCAAATCCTGATCAATGATCGATGCAGCCGCTTGGGCAGGATCGCCACCGGTTCGCTCCCACAGAAGTCGATTGGCTGCGGAATAGTCTGGCTGGGCCTCTTCCTTGGCTCGGGCCTGCGCCAAAGCATCGTCCCGCTCCCGCAGCGCACCGGTCTGCACCAGTTCGCCGAGCTTCCTGCCCTGCTTTGGCCATCGGTGTTGGCAGCATCGAGAATGGCCGGTAGCGCCCGGCGGCAAGCCAGATGCCAAGCCCGGCACAGGCGGCCAGTAGCAGGAGTACCTCAAACCCAATGCCAAGCTCTCGCCACACCGCGGGACTCACGGCACATCCTTGAAGAACACGTGGTGGCCGAGCCTCAGCGTCTGCTTGGCTTTCGCAGCCCAGGCTGGAGCCTTCGACATGGTGGTCGCGTAGTAGTGCGTGGCTCCACCGGTGGGGTCTAGCACTTCACCAGCGATCACTTGGTCAGCGGCGATCTGCACCTGGGCAAACTCACGGAACGGGATTGGCTTCGCGCCCGACAGGTAGACGTAGTTCGGGTCGTTCTTGTTCCAGCAGCTGAACTGGTACGGCTTCTGACACACGCCGGCGTAACCCTCACCCCACCACGACTTGGTCTTCCCGTCATTCACACGATTGCGAATGGTCCAGGCCACGGCGATCTGTCCGGCCAGCGATTCGCCGCGGGCTTCACCCCACAGCGTTCGGGCAAGGATGTCGCGCTCATTATCGGTTGCAGTCATTGCTTTTCTCCGGGCAAAAAAAATCCCGCTCAGTGGCGGGCCTACAGCTGCATATGGTTTAAACGGGCCGAGCCGGGCGGCCGCCTGATTCAGGGAAGAGCTCGGCGACTTCATTCCAGTTATTGACCTGGCCGCGATACTTCAACCACTGCTTTCGCGTTCCGAGCAGCAGATCAGGAGGCGTCTCGTCGGCCTCGTCCTCCTCAATGGCTTCGATCTGTCGCGCAACAATCAACAACTCCGCCGCGCGCCAGGCAGTTTCAATCGAGGCATCGAGCAGTAGCTTTTGGCTAGCCAGCTCGTCATCGGTGAACTCTGGAAGCGTTACCCCTCCGGACTCAACCCAAGCTAGGTATTCCGAGTAGTCGCGATTTTCTGGGTCTTTTGGGATGTAAGCGCTATCGGACAAGCGAAGGATCACATCGTCTGAATATTTGTACATTTCAAACCTCGGCCGAAAAGAATAGGTTGGGAGAGGAACCGAAGTTCAGCAAAGTGCCATAGCCCATGACAAAGGAGGTGGATATCGCGGCACCAAGGAAGCATGACTCTTTACCGATTGCAGCGACCTGTAAGTTGTCCAATGCGATTCCGCCGCCACCGCCGCCGGTAACAGTGAAAGATGCAGGAGAACCTGCCAAGAAACTGGCAGTAGGGTTCACCCTCATTGCTCTTGGAAACTTTAATGTCCCAATAGCCAGGTAGTTGCTGTAAGTAAAAGTGACCGAGCAGACCGGCTGCCCAGCAACGCTAGGCGAAAGTGCATACCCGTAGTACTGGCACAGGAACAACTCAAGGTCGTAGCTGCGATCCTCGAAGGTCGATGCGATAGTGCCACGCTCAAACATCACATCTTCAGCGGTTCCGGCGGCAAACGTTACCGTGACGTTGCTTCCTGCTGGCAGTGAGGCTGTTTGCCCGCCATTGGTGATCGCGACCCCGTTCACTTTGGCTGTGGCGGTGCCAACCCACGACAAGCTGTGAACACCGCCGCGAATGCTTTCACCCAGAATGACCTGCTCGCCACCGCCGGCCGGGAAGGTCACTCGATTACCTGCGCCAACTGCGACAAATGTCAGAGACTGCCCCGCGGTGACGACTCGCCAACGATCCAGGGTGTACTGGCCAGCCGCTACAGCCGCGCCTGATGCGTATTGCCGCTGGTTGATCCTGAACTTTGGATTCAGCAGCAGGTTCTTTCCGCCACTGGCGCCAAGAACGGCACGCGCCCCGGCCGCTGTGGCCGCGCCTGTGCCACCTTGCTCAATCGCAACCACCTTGCTCACGCCTACCAGGTCCGCCTTGCTCGCCTGGAGCTTGCCAAACGCCTTGATAATTGTGTCAGTGGAAACGATCGCACCCGGCGTCACCAGGTCGATACCGGTCAACGGCACAGCCAGAACGCGGGGGGTCGTCAGGTATTTGTTGGTCGCCCCCTCTGCAAGCCCGTCAGCCGTAGAAAGATTGAGCGCCTGACGTACACCTGTCTGCGTTGGGTCATTACCGAGAACAGCCAGTACGCCGCCGAACTGATTGACCAGCGCGCGCAGCGCATCGGCTGAATCCTTGACGTAGCCCTGCATGGGCGCCAGTGCATACACGCCGGTGGCATTGGTCGCACCCTGGTAGTTCGGCGAGATCGACATCGCGGTATCGCTGGCGATGCCTGTGACTTCGTACCAAGCACCGTCCGGGCCGCGAAAAGCATCTCCAACCCGCGCGCCGACGAGAAAAGCGGTACCCGTGCCGATCACGACGTTCGAATTTAGGACGACAGAGACCGTTCCTGATTTGTACCAGGGCATTGAGTATCTCCAGAAAGATTTGTGCGAAGCGAAAGAAGTCAGGCCAGTAATTTGGCGCAGAGGAACGGACGGTGACCTTGGTCAGTCCAGGCGGTGAATGCGAGGCTGTACATCATGATGCGGCCGTTGGCGTAATCGACACCCAGCGCGCAGCCGCCGCCAGTCCCATCGTTGTGGCAGTTCATGACGAATGGATTCAAGGAGATGTACTCGCCTGTACCGAGCACCTTGTTAATTCCCCAGAAGTACCTGCGGCCAACGGTAAGCTGCTCGGTACCGAGGTACGTCCAGTTACCTGCCGCAAAAGTCACGACCACCGCTGGCGCACCGCTGTCGTAAACCAGCGTAGCGTTCTGATCCCACAACCGCAGGCCATAGGCTGCCGTCCCCATGGATGCCCATGCAGCCACGAAATACTGACCGCTTAACGTCGCGTTGACGTTGGATGCCTTCATGGTGAACCCGGTCCAGTTTCCCGGTCCGCCGGTGAACCACACCGATATCGGAACCTGGATCGCCCCCTGATCCGGGTGGATAAACACTAGTGGTGGATCTGAGCTTGTGATTGCTCTGGCAAACACTCCCGATGCATTGGTAGTCCCTGAGTACGCCCCCTTGGTGAGCATACAAAGCCTGGGGGCTTCGGCGTCAATCTGTACAAATGCATTGTCGTTGATGCTCTGAAATCCAAAGCTCATGTTGAGTACCTGATCGCGTAGCCCTTGGCGATAACCGCTGAGCCAATAGTGGAAACGCTTGCAGACGGATTTTTTCTCAGGACAACGACCTGCCCCATCGAAGAGGTGACGAACGGATAGGACTTTTGGTTTCCACTCCCGTCCGTCTCTGACGATTGCACGTCCTGTGCCCTGGTCGGAATCATCATGAACACGCAGTTGGCCGGATTGAAGCCCGGGATATTCAGCGTGTAGCTGGGCGTGGCCCCACTGAAGTCGATCACGCCCTGCCAGATCACCTGGTAGGTGAAGCTGTTGGTGTCCATGGATAGGCTACCGTTTTCATCAAAAACACGAAGGCCAAACGAAGCCATAGTTCACCCCAGATAGCCGAGCCGGACACGCAACACGTTGTTGGCGTCGTAGACAGAGACGTGTAGCGAGTTGATTACCAGCCGCCCCTGACCAGGAACGATGCCGTTGATCTCCAGGGTTCCGTCCTTGTTGAGAATCCAGCCTTGCTGGCCGGCGATGTAGTTGGTCGAGCTGATGTAGCTGCCGATCTTGGCGTTGGTAATGGTGCCATCTGCTATGAACGCCGAGTTCATGAACACCTGGCCACCCTGCACCGCAAACGGAACCGAGATGGCGCCGCCGGCGATGGTGTTTACAATTGCGAAGCGATCGGCGCTCACAAGGAACTGGCTTTGAAACACCCCGTTCACGTTCTCGATACCAAGACCAATGCCTGCGGCAACGTATTGACCGCTGGCAGTGACGGACATTTTCACCGACCACATCGTGCGCAAGTTGCCGTCAACATCTGCGAATGCCTCGGCAGTCTCCTGAATGGCAGCAGCGTTCTCTCCGACTTTGGCGTTGACCTGGGTGATCGCCTTGGCGGTCGCTTCCCTGTCGGTGGCCACGACCTGCCGCAGATCCGTCACGTTCGCTTCGTTTTCACCCACTGCCGCCGTCAGCGTCGTGATTTTCTGAGCGCTGGCGAGGTTCTCCGAAGCTCGGACCTTCTCCTCAGTGGCTATGGCCGCGGTGCTACTCCAGCCCTTCAGGGCATCCGCCAGATCGCCGCTCCCGTCGTCCTCACGCCATGAGGCGCGCAAGGCTTGGAACGCCGTGGCCTGGGCAGTGACCTCGCCGTCAAGTTCGATGATGTCCGCAGTGTTGAAGGCAACCTGCTCAGCCAGACCGTTTGCCGTCTCGATGGACTTGCCAATGTCCAGCCAGTATTCCGGATCTGGCGGTGGGGTATCGACCGGCACGGTCTGAGCCGCCTGATACAGCCGTTGCCCCATCCGCACCATGTCCGAGGCGACGTACGTCTTTTCCGGGTCGTACAGCAAAATGTCATCGAGCTGGTCGATCTGATCCTGCAGGTCTGGGATTTTGTCGATCTCGTCCAGAATGTCCTTTCCGAGTTCTGTCCGACCAATCTCGCCAGCGATCATTTCCAGAATGGCCGCGGCGTCGCCGCTCGATTGGCCCTGCACGCCCATACCAATCGGGTACCACGGACCGATATTGCCGATCCGATCCACCAGGCGACCCCAGAAGTAGAGCGTCACGCCTGCGCGCAAGCCCAGCATCGAGAAATCGCTTTGCGGGTAGGACAAGTCTGTCAGCTTGGTAGCGGCTTCCAAACTGGTCGTCGGGCCGTGCCAGATCTCTGTCCGCTGGGTGTCCTCTGCGCCAGCCGGGAAGCCCCACTTCAGATAGATACCGAACAACAGTGGTGTCGCCGTCAGATAGCTGAGCGCCGGCGGCAGACCCTCCTTGCCCCTCAGGTTGGTCAGGGTCGAGTTGCGCCAGATCGACGAGATATCGAAGGCACTCACCGCGCGGACACGGGCCACGTAGGCACCGGCGTAGATGCCCACCACGTCAACACCGGTCGCACCGGTGCGCGGCAGCTTGATCCAGTTGCCGCTGTCCTTACGCCACTCAACGTCGTAGCCGACTGCGCCATTCACAGCAGGCCATGTGATGGTCATGGTGGCCACGGCGATGCCCTGGGACACCACCGAGTTTGACGTAACGGTCACGCTGGCCGGCGCCGGAACGACGGTGATCGGAATCACGCTGATCGGCCGCTCTTCCAGGCGTGCGCCGGTGTCGATAAAAGCGAACTTGCTCGGGTCGTACTGCAGAGCACTGATTTCGAAGTCGCCCTCGGCGGTGCGCCTGGTCCGCAGCACGCGGTACAGCGGAATCGCCAAATCATCGGCGTCCAATGCCCATTGCAGCTGTGGCAGTGGTGCTTCGCTGTAGTTGGTGGTCACGGTCACGGCGCGACCGTTCACACTTTGCACAGTGCGACCTTCAGCCCTGCCACCCGGCAGGTTGATAATCAGGCGATCACCGGCCTTGGCCTGGGTGTCACGGTCCAGCGTCACGACACGGCCAGCGACGACAGAGATGCGTCCGCCGACCTCACGGCCCGCCAGCAGCGAATCGGCCACAGGGATGATGTGGCCCGGGAGCGGGATCACCCCCTCCATGCCGGTCTTAAACGAAATGGTACGGTCTTGATTGTTACTGAGGATCGCCCACTTGCCGCGGCGCTGCGCCTCGGACGCACGGGTGCAGCCAATTGCACTCAGCTCGGTCGGCTTGTCACCCATGCGGCGCTGAAGGTCCAAGTCCGCGAAGGGGATCACATCGGTGTCGTAGTTGTTCGCCGGGTTGTCGTAGCTGACCAGAGCCCGGGTGTACCGAGTCTTGGCCGAGGCGCTGCCGTAGGAGAACTTCCCGTCGATGACGTTGGCGCGGGTGAACACATAGTCGAAGTCCTGCGCGCGCGGCATGTCCGCTTGCATAACCAGTTGGCCCTGAGCCCAGTAGGTCATGCCTCGGTAAATACCGGCGATGTCGCGCAGCAACGACCAGGCATCCGCCTTGCCCTGCAGGTTCATGTCGCAAAGGAAGCGAGGCTCTACACCGCCGAGGCCATTCGGCACCAGTTGGTCGGCATATTGCGCAATCCGATAGAGCTCCCATTTGTCGACCATGAACGACTTGATGCGTTTGCCCAGGCCGAAACGGTCTTCAGTGCAAATGCCGTAAGTGATCCAAGCCGGGTTATTGGTCCATGCCTGCTTCATGGAACCGTCCCAAGTCCCGGTGTAGGTCCGGGCGATCGGGTCGTAATTACTCGGCACCTGCCATCTGCGCGCACGACACTTCACGGTGACGGCTGGAATGTTGGTGAACTGCTCGGCATCAAATTCGATGTAGAGCAGCGCGGTGTTTGGGTACCGCAGCTTTGCGTCGATTACCTCGGTGTAACCGGCAATCAACATGGTGTCAGCGATCTTGTTGCTGTTCTGGTTCGGCGTCAGGCGGCGGACGCGGATCTGCCAGCCGACGGTAGCGTCCGGCAAGTTGATGCGCGGCGAGCGTTCGTAACGAGTGGCGGTCTTGCCGTCTACGGCATCGACCAGCACCTGCTGATAGGCGCCGCCGTCGGTTGCCACATCAATGGCGTAGTCGATTCGGTAGCCGCCAATGTTGCCTTCGTCATCCTGGCGCTGCAGTGCAGGCCAGGCCAGACGGACACGCACGGCTGAAAGCTGAATGTTGCTGATCGATCGCACCCAAGGCGAATCGCTGCGCAGCTCTACGTTGAGCGTGGTTTCGTTTTCGACCGATGGAATACCAGGGATATAGGTTTGGTCGACGGAACCCGAGCGCCAGTCCCACTTCACATTAGGGAAGTTGTAGTTACCGCTCGCGTCCCGGATCGGGGTGTTGTCCAGATAGATGTCGTAATCGGTTGGGACTTCGTCGAACTCGCCCTCGCCCACGGCGATCAGTAGCTTGGCCAGGTTAGTCGAGCGCAGGCTATCGCTGGCCTCAGTCGGTGATTTTGGTTTGCTCTCCCCGCCCTTCGCGCCGTGGATGTCGATCTTCTGTGCTGCGCCCATACTTTCCTCCAGGCGAAAAAAAACCCGCTCGCTGGCGGGCATCCGAATGTTGCCGAAGCGTTATGCAGCGTCGAGACCTAAAGTCAGCTGTAACTGATCGCGCCAGTACTCGACCTCATGAACCAGCCCAGGCTTCTTCCAGCGAAACTTGGCGAGTTCCTTTCCACTAAGACTCGCCACAGATTGCGCATCACCCAACTTCTTGCATGCCCGCTCGAACTGCTGCTTTTCGTTCAATTCGCCGCGCAGCAATGCGTCGATATGCAGGTCGCACCAAACGGCGAAGTCCACATCCAGCCAGCGGGCGAAAGACACGGCCAACTTTGGGTGCAGCCACGTACCGCCACTGCGTCCTTTGGTGCTGCGGGTTAAAAGGTGGGATTCCCCCACATTTAAATGTCTGGCCAGCGCGCCCATATACTTTGCTGTGTCGGGCAAGCGCAGCCACTCGGCGGGCTTCTTACTGAACCGTTTGGCCACATCTGTTGCATTGATCCAGCCCTCGCTATTGAAGCGAACAGCCTGACCTTCGTAGTGAAATGGGATGACGTTGTTCATGTTGAGCTCCTTCCGCCTGGGAAAGATGTGCAGGCAGGGGCGTAGGCGGAGCGAAACCGACCCTTTTCGGTAGCGAACCTAGCCTGCACGGGGTATCCCCAAGGGGGATTCGCGGGCACAAAAAAGCCCCGAGACGCTTTAGGCGTTCGAGGCTTTGGCATTTTCTGGGCACAAAAAAAAGCGCTCAGGGCGCTCTGGGTGCTTTTGTCACATCATGGGGAAATACTGTCATTTCCCCCTCCATTATGTCCAGCATCCTGATTGGATGCAGATTTCAGCAGGCACAAAAAAAGCGCCTTTAGGCGCCCTACTTACTAAAATGTCCACAATGGCTCAAAAATACGATCAAAGTGTCACGCTGTCAATGCTCAGGCTTTGTCTTCGGCAAGGATCGATGCGGAAATGATCATGCCGCCCCACCGGCGTTCGCCGATGCAGATCGGTACCGGGTTGCCGCTGGCAGTGGTGTTTTTGGCGCTGCCGAACGCGTAGGACGGTGCGTTCTCAGGGGATGCGCTTTGCTTAAGGCCTGATGCTTGAGGGCTGAGCATTTGAACGACGCCGCCGATAGCAAGCGCTGCCCCCATTTGGACCGCCCAAGGCTGTCCAAAGTAGGTCCCAGCCACCACGAGCACTGCTCCAATGATGGTCTGAAGTAACCCGGCTCGCTTACTGCCTGAGATCACCGGGACGATTCGAATTTCTTGGGTGCCGCCCAGGGCAAAATCCTTCTCCGGCACGTTTTTGCGATTGCGAAATATCGCAAAGCGTATGCCTCTCCGCTCAAGATCCTTGATAGCCGCCTCGAACCCAGCCAGCGTGCACTTCAAGGCCTTGAATGCCTCTCCTACCGATTTGCTCCCGAGTTCCCTGTAGTGAACTCGACCGAAAGGCTTGATGAGCGGACCCGAAAGCAAAATGGTGGTCATTGACTGATTGGTGCTGGTAATCGCTGTCACAGGTTTCTCCATTCGTAAAAAAACCGCCCTGAGGCGGTTTCCTTTAAAACGATGTTGGTGATAAATCCATGCTCATCGCAGAGTCGATGGATATTCGGAAACGCTTTGTGCCCCCCTGCTGGATGCTGGCCTCTCGCTCTTTCAGGCCGCTGCCACATGCTGACGCTGAAATGATGTGATCACCTGCCGGGACGAAAAACTTCGCTGTTTCTCCCGATCCTATTTCGGCTGATTTCCTGCCATCGATGCTCACTGTCGTATTGCAGCCACCACCAACAAATCCAGTATCCCGAGTCACTATCAGAATCGACTGACCGCTGATTGGCTGCTGATATGAGAACAGTCTTGCCGGCGGAACTTGGTCGGCTTCGCTAGATGGCGTGGGCGATGTAGCACACCCAGCCAGTATCGCAACAGCCAACGCCCCTACGAATAATTTCATGCAGGTCACTCCTGTGGGAAAGGGTGCACGATATCACCGGTTATGCCCTGCGATTTCGGTACGTTTCGAAAATCTTTTCTCAGGCGCCGTATCACAATTCAAGCGCCAGAGCATGAACATACGTTCATCGAAACCATCGCTCCAAGCGTCTAGTCTGCGGGTTCCGACATAGTGACTACAGGAGTACCCACCATGTTCTCGCATGAAAGCTTCCCGCTGATCATCATTTTCATCATCCTTTTTCTCGGCGTGCTCGCTGCCGTCCTCCATCCGATACACGCTATCGCTACGTGGCTTCGTAAACGAAGTGAAGGATCCTCTCGTCGGCGCGCGCGGAAAGCAGATTCGCGCTGAATCACTCCCTAACGAGCCCGGCGACGTCCGGGTTTTCTCGCCTGTACGAATCCCCAGTAACGCCTCGCCACCCTCCGTAGTAGCCTCCTGCCTCCACACAATGGATTTCCCAGTCCTTTGCCTGCAAGCCCAAGGACTGGGATTGCGCCAATTTCGGCGCGTTTATGACCTAGGAGGTCAATGTGAGTAATCAGAAAACAGTAGATCAACGCCTGGCTGAATTAGAGTTAGCACTCAAGACTGCAATTGTTTTCAACTTGAACGCGGCAGCGGTGCTCGGGCGGCGTCTTGCATTCGGCAACGATGCAATAGCTAGCGTAATTTCCCAGGACCTCAAAAATCTGAAGGCTGAAAGTTTCGAGGGCATCGATAAAGCACTGCACGATAGCTACCTCGATAACCTGTCTCAGGCGATTACTGGCCGAGCTTAAGGCCGGCAGCGTAGTAAAAACCGGTTTGAGGGTGCCTGACCATCAGCACCCTCCAATCCTCGCGCAAGGATGTATTTGTAGACGACTCGGTGCTGCCTAGCTTGCCTTCCGAACGCACTTCCTCTTTCTTCTGCATGTTGTTCTCCCGCGGCTTGGCCGCATCATGTAAATGGTTGTGCATCTTTGTGCCTGAGGATCAGGCGAGTTCGGTCCAGCCATGGCCCACCGAAGACGATGATCTCGCTCGGGCGCCCGTACAGGTGGTGTAGCAGGAAAGGCCCGGGGCCGAAGGTGACCGAGTCCTCACCTGGCAGCACCGGATCTGTGCCGAGGAAAATCCCGGCGTGGTTCGGGTACACCGTCCGCCCTACTTCCATAACGATCATGTCTCCGCGCTGCGGCTGGTCGACTTTATAGAAGCCGGCCGCCTCGTAGTTCGCCTCGTACAGACTGGTGCTGTCTTTGCTTTCCCACCAACCATCAGCGCGCTTGAAGGCTTCGAACTCCAGTCCCCACTCGCGTTTGTACCAATCGGCGCAGACCTGCCAGCAGTCCCAGGCACCGTGGACGAACGGCCGCTTCAACAGCGGAACACCGCCAGTCGGCATCACTGTCCGCAGGTCGCCCTCGGGCCAGCTGAGGATATGCCAAGGCATCGCAGTCGCTTCGCACATGGCCAGGTCCCGCGGCGAAGGTCTGCTCGTAGCATCAGGATGCGAGTGAACGATGCCGATCACCTCGCCGATGTCTTCCGCCGCGGCGTATTCCTCCGGATCGATTCGAAACTCTTCGTTCGGTTCGGTCGAGATGTTCTGACACGGGTAGTACTGCTGTTTGCGCCCAATGCCCAGCAGCACACCGCAGCACTCTTTCGGGTACTCGGCAGCCGCATGAGCCTGAATCGCTTTCAAGATGTGCTTGCGCATGGTCAGCTCCGAGCGATCAGGGAAACGGCAGGGAAGCCACCAAACGGCAGCGGATTGCCCTCACCGAAACGGGGGATGCAGCCCCGGCCCAATGTGGCGTCGCACTCGTCCAGTTCAGGGTTGTCAGTGATGACGCCGTCTTTCGTGACGTACGGCCCGGTGTAGCCGCAGTTCGGCCCGCGGTAACCGCCGGTGAGGCACCAGTGGCACAAGGTGGTTGCCTGCCGACCGATGGATTCGCCGCCGACATCACCCGGGCTGGCAAGCTCCCAACTGACCGTCTCCCCGTCCTCGTTCGTTTTCTGGTCGATGTACCAGACCTCGATCGTCTCCTGGGTCGGATCAGCACCAGGGTTACCTGCCGGAAAGTTCTGCGCGTCCAAATACGTACCCAAGGTGTGGCGCATGGTCAGCTTGAACTCGAGCAGATCATCGAAGGCCAGACACAGCGCGGTGATGCGTCCGTTGACATTGCCGACCGATAGCGAAGGCCGTACCGCGGTCCCGTCGCCGTTGGCTTCTATGCCGTCGATCTGCATTGGCCAGGCGCCGTACTCGTTGCCCTGGAACCAGATCGGCTTCGCGGGCAGTTGGTCAGCATCTGCGCCGGCGGCGATCAACTCCTCAGGCGTGTGCGGGATGGCATGCCCGTGAAAACGCAGCACATCCGCCCCGTAGTCCGAGCCGTCCAATTCGAAGAGCAGCACTTCGCTGCCAGGCTGAAGCACCTGGATGTCACTGATCAACGGCATGGTTGCCCCTTATGGTTGGAATGCACGGTCGAAAGTGGCCGTGAGCTTGAATGCGCCCCCGCCCATCGGGGTAGGAACCGGCTTTTTGCAGGTAAACAACCCCAGTTCACCAAGTGGAGTGGTCCAGAGGAACGCCTTGGCGCCGGCATGCCGATCAAAGAACTTCATGATCTCCAGCACCTTGGTCTTTGGCCCGGTGTAGGAGATCGGATAGGAGTCCTGTTTGTTGTTCGGCCCGTCGCCGGACTCCTGTTTGTAGCCGTCACCAAACTGCGCGGTGCGCACCCGATAGGTAATCTCGGGTGAGTCGCCGTACTGCGCTGGCCAAATGAACGTCTCGATCGCCATCAGGCCCTCCCGTTAACGTTGCGAAAACTGACACCGCCAGCGCGCCAAGACTCAGCCACGGCTCTCTCTGCTGCGGCCTTCATCTGCGTCTGGAGGTTTTGCGAGAGCGCCTGCTGGTCGAGTTGCATCCCTTCAGAGCTGCGATCCGGAATCGCCACGGTGACCGGCGCGTTGATGCTGATGTTCGATCCGCTGCTGCCACCGCTCAGCGCACGCACACCGAGCTGACCGCCGGCTGTCCGGGTCAGCGGCATGATCGCCTCCGGTCCGGCCTCTCCCATCAGTCCTGCACCCTTGGCGAACGGGAAGATGGTCGGAGAGCTGACCACGCTGTTCGAGTAGGCGCTCAGGCCTGGCGTGTCGAAGACGTTGCCCTTAGCGCTGGCCACCGGCGTAAAGCCTGAAAGGTCGCCGCCGTAGCCTGCCTGAGTAGATCCCGCCGAAGCAGCGGTACCGCTGCCAGTGAAATAACTGGTGGCGGCGCCGACCAAGCTACCCAGCAGCGCCGAGCTGGCCTGACGAGTAGCTATGCGCGCCATGTCTGCAATGATCGACTTCGCGAAATCACCGAACGACGCCTTCCCAGTCATGGCGAAGTTGACGATCGCGTCTTCCATCGAGCTGAAGGCGTTGCTGAACAAGCTTTTCGTCTGCCCGGCAACATCTCGCGCCGACTCCAGGTAGTTCTGCCATGCCGACGACGCGCCGGCGCTCCAGTTGCCTTGGGCGGCGGTCATCTCGTCATAGTTGGATTGCACAGTGTCGCGCAGGTCCTGCTGGGTGGTTTTCAGCGCAGCCAGCTTCTGGGTGTACTCATCGAGGCTCATACCGCGCGAGCCGTCGCCGTACTGGTTGGCCAGTTCAAGGCTCTGCTGATTGAAGCGGTCATCGATACCGTTCTGCTGATCCGTCAGCCCACGCTGGCGGTCACCCTGGCCAAGGCCAGAAGCCGCTCGCAGCCCTTGCTGCCGAAGTGTCTCGACCTGTTGCTGCAGCGCGCTGGTGTACGTGCTGACAGCCAGAGTCTGCTTGCGCAGACGACCTTCTTCGTTGGTGGCGATGATCGACAGTTCGCTGTCGCTATCCTGCTGCGCCTTGACCATGGCGCTGCGGGCATCGGCGATCTTCTGATCGATCTGGATGACCTGCGCCGCGGTTGTGCCCTTTTTTGCCTTGGCCGCTTCGAGTGCATCGATTTCCGACTGGTAACTCTGGGCAACCTCTTCCGACTGTTGCTTCAGCAGGCTGACGCGCTGCTCGGTGTAACTGGCCTGAGAGATCACCCCAGCCCGCTGCGATGCTTCGAGCTCCTTGTCCGCGTTTTTGTAGTAGGCCAGGGTTTCGGCCAATACATTCTTCGCGTTGTTGAAGCTGGTCAGGTCAGCACTGCCTGCGGCAGCCTTCGGGTCCTTAAATTTGTCGTTGAGGTTCGCCATGTTCTTGGCGACTGCTGCCGGATCAAGCCGAGAGTCTTTCGGGTCTACCTTCCGGATATCATCAAGGCTTTTCTTGTAATCCTTGATCGCCTCGGCGCGCTTCTGCTCATTGGTCAGCGAAGACTTGGTGATCGCGTCCACTTTGGACATCGCCACGACTGCGCTTTGCTGTGCCTTGGCCTGCTCGCCGTCGTACTTGGCAATGTCTGCTTCAGCGGCCTTCTGGTCCTCCAGCATATTCAGCCGGTTGCGGTAGAGGTCGATCATTTCCTGCTTGTTTTGAAACAGGCCAACATCCCCAGACTCTGCCCGGGCCAGATCACGCTGAGCCTGCTCAATATCGGAGCCGATGTTGCTGCGACCGATGTTTTTCAGGTTGTCAGCCGCACGCGCGACAGCGTTGTAACCCTTCTCCCAGAAGCTTAGGTTTTCAAGGATTCTCGGCGTGCGCTCGTTGATTGCGTCCGCGTATTGCTCGGTCGCCAGCTTCACAGCGCCTGCGTGGTCGCCCTGCTCTTCCAGTGCTGCGATCTGCGAGTAAACCGAGGCGGTCAGGTAGTGGTATTGCTCGTTCAGTGCAGCAGATGCCTTCACCGGATCGTCGGCAAGCTTCGAGAACTCGGCGACGGTTTCGCTGACAGCCTTACCCGTCGCTTCCTGCATAGAAACGGCGGCCTGGGTGATGCCGGTGAAACTCTCGCCTGCGATCTTGCCGTTGTCAGCCAGCAGCGCGAGAACAGCAGCAGCTTGGCCAGTGGTACCCACCGTAGCGCTTACCTGCCGGGCCATTTCGCCCAGTTGACCAGCGCTAACACCGGCGAAACTACCGGTCATCACCAGCGACTTGTTGTAGGAATCCTGCTCTTCACTGCCCTTGTAATAGGCAACAGCCAGAGCGCCGACGGCGGCAGTGGCCAGTGCAATCGGCGCAAGGATGGCAAGCAGCCCAGCAGCAGAAGCGCCAGCACCTGCGCCCAGCTGAGCGACGGCTCGCACGCCGCTACCCCAATCGCCGGATGACAACGCGTTGCCGAGCTGTACGACGTTTTCCTGCGCCTGGCGGGTGCCAAGCTTCAGCCGGTCGAAACCGGTGGCGGTTTTCTCCAGCGCCGCATAGTTACCGTCAATCTTACCCAGGGCCGCGTTGTACTGATCCTGGCTGATCCGGCCTGCGTCGAGGTGCTTGCCCAACTGCTCGACTTGGGTGTCGAGCTTGCCCATGGCCGCGCGTGCCGGGTCGATTGCGCCGAGCAGACTATTCAGGGCCTTCTGCTCGTCCAGCGTCGACTTGGCCAGGGCCACCTGCTGCTTATCGAGCTGCGCGGTGATCTTGGAAAACTCTGCCTCGCCATAAGCGCCAGTCTTGGTGAGTTTCGCCAGACTCTCGCGCTGCTTGGCCAGTTCCTGCGTAGTGGTCGCGCCTTTCGACAACGACTTCTCCAGCGCTTCCATCTCTTTCATCAGGCCAACGGCGGATTGCTCTGCGCGCTCACCGGATTTGGTCAGCTTGTCGAGATCGGTCGCAGCCTGGGCAGCATCAGCCGAGTCGACCTTAATGCCGAGTTCTGCAATGTTCATCGACTCACCTTGAATAAGTGCCCGTTTTCACGGGCTGTTGCCGCGGGCTTGGGCCATGATCGCGATGGCTTCCGATTCCATTACGCGGATGTCCTGAAACACACCTGGGCGATCCTTCGCCGAAACACCGACGAGCCTCATCACGTTCGGCAGGACGCCGTAATCGAGTCCAGTTGCGCCGCATGCGCCTGTGCGCCACTGAGTCCCCATCGAATCCATGACGAGGAAGGCCTTCCAGTTGTCCGGCCAAACTTCGAAGGTTTCGTCGTAGTCCTCTGGCGAGAAGCCGAACATCGCCATTTGCTCGGGGTCGCCGTCGGCCTCGTAGAGCGCGCGGGCAGCGGCGGTCAGTTTCCCAGACGGGCCTTGCCGAAGGCTTCGCTGTAGGCCTTCACCACGGCATCTGAAACACCGACGCAGCTCTTCACCAAGGCTGTGATCGACTCATCGTTGAGCTTTTCGCCGAAGCCCCACGAAACAACCAAATCCCTGATCTGATCGACACCTTGCTCGACTTCAGCCGCAGTGATTTCCGCGAGTGTTGGTTCAGTTCCTTTGAAGCGCTCCCCGAGCTCTTCCGCTTTTGCCTTCCAGGCATCGAACAGCTCAGCCAGTGCCGTGCGATCGCGATACTTGAAGGTGAACGGCACCATGGCCGGCTTGTCGCCAACCTGCGGGATCGCCACATCAACGGTGAACGTCGGCTTCGGCGCGATGGAAAACTTTGCCATGGGAACCCCTTAGGCGTTGTAGCGAGTTGGGCGGGAGGCGAACGACAGCGTGATGGTCCGCGTCATGATGTTGTTGCGGCTCAGCGTCGGGGTCGCGGTGATCGACACGTACGCGTAGTAGTAAATGGTCGCGCCGCCCGGTAGGTTTGCACGGACCAGGCGCGGCTCTTTATCTTCGTCCGCAGCCTCGACAATCGCGACGTACGCTTGAGCCGGATCATCAGCAACCGGCAGCGTCATGCTGCTGGCCGACTTGGTGGTGGGCAGTTGACGGTCATCATCGTCTTCGAGGAAGCCGTACGTGAGGAATTGCTGTTCGCCGCCGTTGGCAGCTGGCTCAGTGATTTGCGCGATCTGCGTCCAGCCAGATGCGGTGCGGACAGTGCCTGCACCGGAGCCGGCCGGGTAGCTCTTCACGCTGGTGGTATCAACGCCTTCAGCCGCGAACTCGCCGATTTCCGAGTCGATGACGCGAGCCGGGCGACCGTTCAGCTTCGCCCAGGCGGAATCAATTACGATCACGTCGCCATCGGCCAAGCCGTGCGCGGCAGCAGTCAGCACTGCGGGCTTGGCGTTGCTGATTGCAGTGAAAGGTTTCGCGAGGCTCAGCGTGGCCGCGATCTCGAACGTAGTGCCGTTGGGAATTTTGACACTCATGGGTTTTCCTCTTTGCAGAAATGACAAAACCCGCTCAATGGCGGGTTCTGGGTTTGCCCAACGGGCTAATTCAGTTGGTGTCGGCTCGGTACAAAAACGAAACCGGCACCGTATAGGTGGTGTCGTCTGGAATGCCGGGGCCTGGATCGACCGGCGTCATCGTCACAACGGTCAGTGCGCCCTTCGTGTTCCGCTCGTACAGAGGGAATAGCGCCGCGATCTGATCAGCGATCACGCCCGCTGCGCCGCGGTACTTGCCCGATGGCGTCACGATGCTGACCTGAAACACGCCGGTGTACAGCTTGTGGTCGCCGCCGAGCGTGTTGCTCGCGGTATCGGCCGGCAGCGTGAACGCCTTCAGGTAGGTCACGCCGTTCGCAGGCGTATACGCTTCATTCTCGACGACGACCTTCAGCGGCACCGGCAATGCTTTCGCCCAGTTGATCAGCTTGGCCTCGTAGATTGAGGCAATGATGTTGTGGCTCATATCTGGTTGTTCCTGATGGCCTCCTGCACGATCTGCTGGAAGCGGGCCACGGTGATGCGGACCATGCCGCCGGGTGCCTGGGTCGAATGCCCGAACTCAAGCGGAATGGCATACGGCAAGTTGTTGATCAGGTAGGCAGTCTGTCCGGCGGTGAAGTCGCTGACAGCCGAAACCAATGCAGCGATTGTTGCTTGCCCGCCTGGATCAACCTCGTCAAAGGTCACGCTCTCCACTACATCAATGGAGAGGTGCCAGTTCGCCCGGAACCGCCCGCCGACGTAGCCTTCAGGGGCCACGATATCCATGCCGTCGTTCAGCTTGCGCCCTGGCTTAAGTCGACCAGCCTTTGTCAGGTTGGCCGGATCGCTGCGCAGGTCACTGTTGTGATCATCCACGGCCTTGTTGTATTGGCTGGCCACTGCGTTCTGCGCCCAGATCTCAGGGTTACCCACCGGAGACATGCGGATGACGCTGCTACCGACCTCGATGATGATCTCGCGCAGACTGGCGTCGATGGCCTCCGTGGCTTGAGCCGCGAACTCGGCGAGGCTCAGCGCGAAGCTGCCGGATTGGCCGGTGCGATTGTTTGCCATCTTCAAACCCTCAATTGGACTGTCCAGGTAGCGCCGACCGGGTCCTGGCTGACGTTCAAAGCGCGTTTCCCGCCGACGATATCGCCGATTTTCGGTTCAGCAATCATCGCCGTCGGCGCTCCATCAACCGTGACGAACAACTCGTTTTGCAAGATGAGCAGCTTTTCGTCGGTCGTCTGGATCAACGACCCGTCGATTTCCCTGGCCAGGTAGCTGCCGAACACTCCACGGCCGCCGTAGGTAGTGGTCACTTCAGGCGCCGTGCCAGTACTGGGGTCGTATTCACCTACCACCTTCCGGATGCCAGCCACTGGCTTCACGGCATCGGCCAGACCGTCGGGATCATCGAACGCCTCGGCCATCTCAGCCTGAATCTCGTCGCGCATCCCCATGGTCAGATCCTTTTTAGCATCATCACGCCAGAACGCTTGGTCCAGGGCACCAGCAGCGCCAAGGCGAAGTTCTCGCCGGCAGACAGGTCCGTTGACCCGGCAGCGTAAGTCTTGCTCGTCGAGGTGCCAGACTGAGCGGACACCGTCTTGCTGAGCACTTCCTTCTGGGTGGCCTTGTACAAATTGCCCACCGCCGCCTCTTTCGCGACCTGGGCGCCGGCTGTTTTGATCTCGGCCGGAACCGGATCAGGAACAACCCGCTGAATCTGGGCCGTTAGCCAGGCGTTGGCCATGGTCACGGCAAGGACCGGATCAAACGTGCCGGCCCAGCCAGGACCCAGCGAGGCATCAACATCGGCAACAGTGATGAAGTCGGTCATTTGCGTGTCCTTATTCCGCTGGCACCAGGGCCAGCAGGTCTTCTTTCTTAGCGGTCGCGTCGAAGGCAATGCCCTTGGCGGTGAGCCACTCTTTCAGCTCGGGGACCTTCATTTTCAGAGGGTCGGTTTCCGGTGCGGCCTGCTCGATCTTCATCGCCTCTGCTACTTCTTCCGCAGTGCTGCGGGAGACATAGCCTTCAGGCGGATAGTTGCTCGCCTTGTAGCCGGCAGCGACGAACTCGGCGACCGTCGGCCCATCCTCGCGCGGCCCTGCGGATTGCTTGCCGTCATCAACTGCGATGCCAACGCGCTGATAGGCCGCCGTGATGTGCGGAAAATCACCGTCGACAATGACCTTGGTCGCTGCGCTAATGACGCCGAAGAACTCATCGGTCAGGCGATAGCAAACCCCAGGCTCCAAGCCTGGCTTGTCGGTATAGATAACCTTCATGATTCTCTCCGTTTCGGCTGGAGCGCCGCATGGCGCCCCGCCGAGGTTGGCTTACGGGGTGGCAGTGCCGCTGATCACGGCGGCAAACGGAACTTGCTTGCGGTCGAAGACCCGCTCCCAGTTTGCTGCAGCGGCGTACTGCACGGCGGTGGGGCTGAGGTTCTGGTTGGTGCTGCCCTTCCAGCTGAAGCCAGCCGGTTGCAGGATGAGTGTCTTCCGCTCCCACAAGACCTCAGCGCCACCACCGTTACCACCGGAAGCTTTGCGCTCCAGCTCGACAGGCACGGTTGGATTGCCTTCGCCGTAACCGAACGCACCCTGACCGAAGAAGACAGACAGGTAGCGGCCAGGGCCGTAGACCAGGCTGTCATCCATGAACACAGGCTTGCCAAGATAGGTAGCCAGGATGATCTTGCCGTCGGAGTCGCGCAGGTACTCGATGAGATCCTGCTTGACCATCTGGTTCATCACCACGGAGTGCACGCCGATAGCAGCAAACACATCAGCAGCATCGCCCGAAGTGAAGGCAGCATCTTGGAACGCGCCGGCGCTGATGGTCGCACCGGCGTCGACAACCATGTCACCGGCATCATTCAAGATGTTCGAAGCTATCACGCCTCGGGCTGCACCGAGCAGGTAACGCTGCCAGCGGCGAGTCCAGTAGGTGCCGAAACGGTTGCGGATGTGCTGCATCGGTTCGGAGTTGGCAAGCTCCGAGGTCAAATCCGCTACGCCGTAGCCTTTGTTGAGGTACAGGGTGCGGGCGCGCATGCTGCCCTGCTCTGCCTTGCCAACTTCACCCAGGTCATCCGGGTTGTCGTTGGAGATGTTCGGTTCTTCGTCAGCATCCAGGTCTTGCCAGTAGCTGATTTCCGAGGTGCCCTGGCCGTTCTGCGCAATGGCATCGAGCTCGGGGGACTTGGTGATGATGCCCGACTCAAAGACAGCAGTCTTTTCCGGAGAGTTGACCGGCGCCAGAGCGCCGTAGTAATCGGCGACAAAGATGTCCGCCAGCTGGGTCGTTGCCATGGATTAGGTTCCTTTGGTGGCCAAGAGTTTTTTGAACTGCTCGGGGTTGTCACGGGCCAGCGCAGCGCGCTCGGTTTCCGTGTACTCGCCCCATTTTTTCGTGGCCTTGCCACCTTGATCGCCGGTCGGACCGGCACCCTGAGCCCTTGGCCACAGGTGTGTTGCTGTTTCACGCAGCGATTCAGCC